TCTTCGTAATGATAGATATATTCTTTGGAATATTGCGGATATTAAAGTAGGTAAGGATAAGTTTTTCCCATTGGAGCAGGATTCAATTGATATTCTTACAGAGTTGGGTTGTGAATATAAGGGTAAGATTAAAATGACAATGAGTCCGATGACGGGTGTTGATTTGAGTGGAGTGAAAAATAGTATGAAGATAGGTGATATGGTTTACAAATACGAACCAATCTTTATTTTCTACAAACCTTAAAATTAAAGTATGTATCAAAACATTTATTACGAAAGACAAAAGAATTTAATTCACTTATGGGATGATACTAATGGGTATCAGACATTTCCATACCGAAAGTATGCATATGTTAAAGACCAATACGGTGAACATCGTTCTATGTATGGTGATAAACTACGGAAGATTTCTAAATGGGAAAAGGATGATTCACCTGATTTATTCGAATCGGATGTACCTGAAACAACCAGAGTATTAGTTGATATATACGATTCTGATATTCCATCTCAAGGAAACAGAACAATGACGTTTGATATTGAGGTTGAGATGATTAGTGGTTTACCTAATACCTTTGATGCGAAAAACGAAATCACTGCAATTGCTGCACACGATGGTGTAACTAAATTGTATGATGTGTTTGTGTTGGATAAGGAAAGAAAGGTAAAGAACACTGCTCAACAATTCAATAAAGATGGTCGCAGTGTGAGTGTACATATCTTTGATAATGAGAAGAATTTGCTATTAGCATTTTTAACTTATTATCAGGGTGTGAACCCAACTATTCTAACAGGATGGAATATTGACTTCTTTGATATTCCTTATTTATACAATCGTATTAAGAGAGTATGTGGTGAAGGACATGCAAAAAGATTATCACCTATTTCAGAAACATTCTATTCTCCTTACAGACAAAGATGGAGTTTTGGTGGTGTATCTATTTTAGATTACATCAATCTTTACAAAAACTATAACTACGGTTTGGAGAGTTCTTATACATTAGACCATATTGCTAAAAAAGAATTAGGTAGAGGTAAGGTAGAATATGAAGGAAGTTTGGACGATTTGTTTGAAAACGATTTAGAAAAGTTTATTGAGTATAATATTGTCGATGTAGACTTGGTTGTATCAATGGATGAGAAGTTACAATTCATTGAGTTATGTAGAGCAATCTGCCACGCTGGATTTGTTCCGTATGAGGATTATATGTTTTCATCAAAGTATTTGGAGGGTGCATGTTTAGCGTATCTGAAAAAGAAAGGATTAGTAGCACCCAACAAACCAAAGGATAGAAAGGAAAGAATGCAGGCACTTCGTGATAACAACGAAGAAAAGTTCATTGGAGCATATGTGAAAGAACCGATTGTTGGTAAGTATGATTGGATTTATGATTTGGATTTAACATCCCTATATCCATCAATTATTATGACTCTTAACATTTCACCTGAAACTAAATTGGGTAAGATTTCCAATTGGAATGCGGAAGAATGGATTAAAGGTGTAAATAAGAATTATACAATTATTGGAAAAGACGATACTTATGAATATAGTAGTTCAGAACTACACGATGTTATAAAAGAGGGTAATTTGGGTGTTGCGGCAAACGGAGTTTTGTACAACCAAGATAAACCTGGTCTTATTGCGGATATTCTGGATACTTGGTTTAAACAAAGGGTTGAATTCAGAAAATTAGAAAAGCAATATGGTGAAGCAGGTGATACGGAAAAATATGAGTTTTATGCGAAACGCCAGCTTGTCCAAAAAATTCTTCTTAACTCTATGTATGGTGTTCTTGGTCTTCCTGCCTTTCGGTTTTACGATATTGATAATGCAGAGGCAGTTACGATTACGGGGCAAACTGTTATTAAGAAAACTGCGGAGATGGCAAACATCAAATATTGGAAGGAACTCGGAACAAAAGAAGATTACAATGTCTACATAGATACCGATTCAATCTATATGTTAGCAGAACCTTTGGTTAAACATAGATACCCTGAATATAAAACATTCGATGAAAAAAGAATGGCACAAGAGGTTAATACTATTGCTGATGAAACTCAAACATTCCTAAACAATTTCTACGATTTATTATCGGAAAGATTCTTTTGTATTCCAAAAGATAAACACAGATTTGAAATCAAAAAAGAGTATATCTCCAAAGCAGGATTTTGGGTAGCAAAGAAGAGATATGCACAATGGATGATTTTGAAGAATGGTATTCCTTGCGATAAGTTGGATGTGAAAGGATTGGATGTAGTTCGTTCATCATTCCCCAAAGCATTTCAAGGATTTATGTCAGCAATGCTAAAAGATATTCTTATGGGCAAGGATAACGATTATGTTGATAATAAACTATTGGAATTTAAAGCAAGTTTACCAACTCTACCTGTAAAAACTATTGCAAAAGGTGGGGCAATCAAAGAATTGAGTAAATACGATGATGGTAAATGGAGAAAGGATAGTGGATTGCAAATTGCAATGTTTGAGAAAGGAACACCTGCACACGTTAAAGCAGGAATTGCATATAATCGATTACTGAAATTCTTCAATTCACCATTTAAGCACGAACCAATTAGAGATGGTGATAAAGTTAAGTGGGTGTATTTAAGACAAAACCCATTGGGGTTAGATACAGTTGCATTTAAAGATTATAATGACCCAAAAGAAATTATGGATTTCATAGAACAGTACATAGATAGAGATATGATTTACAAAGCAGAATTGGAAAATAAGTTAGATGATTTTTATAACGCACTTAAATGGCAAAAGGCATCAACTGAAGTTCAAACTGCAAAAAAGTTCTTTGATTTCTAAAAAATTTTTCGTATATTTGTAAACAACTAAATAAAATAAAATGGCAGAACAATTAGAATTATTCTCAGAAGAGGAAACAACAAAACCGGCTCCAACTCCAATAGCAGATGCAGAATGGTGCTTTCAATTTTTTAACAACGAACCAATAGTTTTTGCATGGTCAAACGAAGGAGAAGAACCTGCACCAATGGTTTTACAAATTCAACCACAAGAAGGTGAAGGATTAAATTTCCAACAAAGTGGAATGATTTTTAGAATTTTCCCAAGACCAATTACAGAAGAAACTAAACAGTTGAGAAAAGAGCAACAAGAAAAAAATGAAAGTAAAGATTAAATTATTAGATGAAAATGCAGTTAAACCAAAGTACGCAAAAGAGAGTGATGCAGGATTAGATTTAGTAGCAACTAAAATCATAGAAAATACATCATTTCAAATCACTTATGGTTTAGGAATTGCTATGGAAATACCAGATGGTATGGTTGGATTAGTATTTCCTCGTTCATCAATACGAAACACAGAATTGATACTAAGTAATTCAGTTGGTGTTATTGATGCAGGATATAGAGGTGAACTACAAGCAACATTTATTAAATTAAATGGTTTAGATTCTATTGCGTATAATGTAGGAGATAGAGTTTGCCAAATCATCATAGTTCCTCATCCTGTAATTCAATTACAAGTAGTAGATGAATTAAGTGAAAGTAGTAGAGGTATAGGTGGATTTGGTTCAACAGGTAAATAAAAAAAGATGAGTTTTTTCGCAAACGAAAATAGTAAAAAAGAGCATAGCTTGTGGGTGGAGAAATACCGTCCACAAACTCTTGCCGAATATGTTGGTAATGAAACCGTAAAGGAAACCATTCAACAGTATTTAGATAATAATGATATTCCACATTTGTTATTACATGGTAAAGCGGGTACTGGTAAAACCACACTTGCAAAACTTATTGTTAATACTATTAAATGTGATAGTATGATTATTAACGCATCGGATGAGAACAATGTAGATACGGTTCGGAATAAGGTGAAGAACTTTGCATCCTCAATGGGATTTGCGGGGTTTAAGATTATCATTTTGGATGAGTTTGATTATATGACTCCAAACGCACAAGCAATCTTGCGTAACTTAATGGAAACATTCTCCAAACATTGTAGATTTATCCTAACGTGTAATTATCACGAAAAGATTATTGACCCAATCAAAAGTAGATGTCAAACATTTGCAATTACTCCTCCTACAAAGAAAGATGTTGCAATTCAAGTTACCAGAATTTTAGATGCGGAAAAGATTAAATACGATTTAAAAAATGTAGCTGATATAATAAGTTCATATTATCCAGATATTCGTAGAATCTTAAATACTTGCCAATTACAATCTGCAAAAGGAGAATTGAAAGTAGACCATCAAATTATGGTGGAATCTAACTTCCAAACTAAATTGGTAGATTTGTTAAAAGCAAATGATGACAAAAGAAATATGTTTATGAATATCAGACAAGCAGTTGCTGATAACAGATTAAACGATTATTCAGAAATGTATTCTATGTTATATGATAGAGTAGATGAATACGCATCTGGTAATACGGCAAATGTAATCTTAACTATTGCAGAAGGTATATCAAAAGATGCATTAGTAGTAGATAAGGAAATCGTATTTATGAGTACAATTATTCAAATTTTAAACATTATAAAGTAATGGAACAAGGATTACCAATGGGCATCAATTTAAACGATGCGAGAGATATGGAATGTGAATGTGGGAACAAAGTATTTATGCCAGGATTCAGATTCAAAAAATTATCAAGATTAGTAACAGGTCAACCACAAGATTCTGTTATTCCAATTGAAACTTACTTATGTACTCAATGTGGTAAAGCATTACAAGAGTTATTACCTTTGGAATTAAGAGATAAACCATCATCAATAGTAGAATAATGGCAGGGAAAAAGTTATTTGACCACATTGCTGCAATCACATCAGAGCAAGACCCAAACTACTTTGATAAATTAACAGAGGAAGATATTAAGACATGGAGTAACTTTATGATTAATAGATTCCTTTCGATGAAACCTGAGTGGGTAGAACTCATTGCAACTATACTTCCTTTAACGCAAACACTATCACCGAAGGAAATGTATAAATTGTACATAAACATCATCCCTAAAGGAAAGTATTACCTAAAATATATTAAAGGAAAAGCAGGAGAAAAATATGAAGAATGGCTTGTTAATCTCATAAAAAATGAGTATATTTGTTCTGAACATCAAGCTATTGATTACATAGAAATTCTATATTCTTCGAGAGAAGGTAGAGAAAACATTAAATTCATCTGTGAAAAATATGGTATTGATTCAAAACAAATTACCAAACTTAAACTTAAAATATAGTGGGAAGAGTTTCTTTTAGTCAATACTCAATGTGGAGCGGATGTCCATATCAGTATAAGTTGAATTATATTGATGGATTATCCATCTCTACATCAAATATCCATTTAGTATTTGGAACTGCAATGCACGAAACATTGCAAACCTATTTAGATAAATGTTTGCGTATTTCCAAATCGCAAGCAGATAAACTAATGGATACAAAAGCATTCTTGAAAGAGAAGATGCGTGAGTTGTACTTAAAAGAATCATTAGATGGTACTAATCCTATTTGTACAAAAGAAGAATTGGTTGAGTTTTTAGAAGATGGGAATCTTATATTAGACTATTTCCAAAAACCTAAAAACTTCAACAGTTTTTTTTCATTAACAAACGATGAGTTAGTAGCAATCGAACAACCAATCAATACTAAAATTGCTGAAAATGTAAGTTTTTTAGGATTTTTAGATATGGTAGTTAGAAACAGAGTTTCAGGTCGTTACCGTATTATAGATTTCAAAACATCTACAATGGGTTGGAATAAATACCAAAAAGCAGACCCTATTAAAAATGCTCAAATTCTTCTTTACAAAAAGTTCTACGCAGAATTATTAAGTATTTCAGAAGATATGATTGATGTAGAGTTTATCATTTTAAAGAGAAAGGTTTCAGAATCTACTGATTTTACAATACCTCGTATTTCAAAACACGTTCCCGCATCTGGCAAACCATCTGTAAACAAAGCATGGACTTCATTTAAAGAATTTGTAGATAGTGTATTTGATGAGAACGGTGAATATAGACAAGTAGAGTTTCCAAAGAATCCAGGTAAAAATAAAAAGAATTGTAAATGGTGTGAGTTCTCTCAAAGAGGATTATGTGATGGAAAAATCTAAATTTCCAATACATATTATTATAAATAAAAGTTATGGCAAAAAAGAAAATACTATTATTATCGGATGACCTCCGAATGTCGAGTGGTATCGCAAATGTTTCCAAACAATTGGTTATGGGAACGGTTGATAAGTACGATTGGGTACAATTAGGAGCAGCAATCAAGCATCCAGAAGCGGGTAAAGTTTTAGATTTAAATGAAGATGTTCGTAAAAGAACAGGTATAGCAGATGCATCTGTTAAAATTTACCCATTTGATGGTTATGGTAATCCTGATATTATTCGTCAGTTATTGATGATTGAAAAACCTGATGCAATTTTACACTTTACAGACCCGAGATATTGGATTTGGTTGTATGAGATTGAGCATGAAATTCGTCAATCAGTACCTTTATTCTTCTATCACATTTGGGATGATTTACCAGACCCAAAATACAACAGAGATTATTACGAAAGTTGTGATTGGATTGGGTGTATCTCAAAGCAAACTTATGGTATTACCAAAAGAGTTTGGGGATGGGATAGAGAAAAACATTGGGTTAAACCTGCTGATTGGCAAGTAAGTTATGTTCCTCATGGTATCAATTCCGATTTATACAAACCAGTAGAAGTTCCAAAAGAATTTAAAAAAGAGATATTTGGAGATAAAGAATATGATTTTGTTCTATATTGGAATAACAGAAACATTCGTAGAAAGCAACCAATCGATGTAATTCTTGCATTTGATAAATTTGTAGAAGCATTAGCACCGGAACATAGAGATAAAGTTTGTTTGTTAATGCACACTCAACCTGTTGAAGAGCATGGTACTGATTTACCAAGAACCATTGATGAATGTTGTTCACCTGAAACAAACGTTGTATTTGCACCAAATAGATATACAGAAGAACAATTAAACTATCTTTACAATATAGCAGATGTAACAATCAATACGGCATCTAACGAAGGATTTGGATTAGCAACTGCTGAATCGGTGATGGCTGGAACTCCTATTATTGTAACAGTAACAGGTGGATTGCAAGACCAATGCGGATTCAGAGATATTGGAAGTGGTAAGTTATTAACTGCAGAAGATTATGTTGAGATTGGTTCATTGCATGATAGATATAAAAAGAATACAGTAGTTTTCGGAGATTGGGTTAAACCAATTTGGCCAGTTCGTTCAACAACTGGTTCAGTTCCTACTCCATATATCTTTGATGATAGAGTTGATTTTGAAGATATTTCTCCGTTAATTATGGATTGGTATAAGACACCAAAAGAAGATAGAGATGCAGCAGCATTGAAAGGTAGAAAGTGGATGTTAGGTGATGGCTTATTAAGTAGAGAAGCAATGTGTAAAACATTAGTTGATGGTATGGAGGGAGCATTTACAAATTGGAAACCAAAGAAAAAATTTAAGTTAATAGAGTTATAGTATGAAACCAACATTAGTATTTCAGGCACCGGTAGCAACAAGGAGTGGATATGGTGACCACGCAAGAGATTTATTACATTCTCTATATAAATTAGATAAATTTGATATTAAAATTATTAGCACTCGTTGGGGACAAACCCCAATGGATGCTCTTAGTTATGATAACGAATTTCATAAATGGGTAGTTGATAATATAATTCCAGGTGTAAACGAAAAGCCTGATGTTTATATTCAAATAACAGTTCCAAATGAATTCCAACCATTAGGATTTTACAATATTGGTATTACTGCGGCAATCGAAACAACACATTGTGCATTGGATTGGGTGCATGGATGTAATAGAATGGATTTGATTATTGTTCCATCGGAGCATTCTAAAAAGAGTTTGGTTGATTCTGTTTATAACGAACAAGATAAGGCAACTGGTAATCTAATTGCTCAACATAAAATTCAAAAACCAATTCAGGTTTTATTCGAAGGATTTAATGAAAACTTTGGTACGGATTATGTTGCAAATGTAACTGAATTAGACCAAATCAAAGAAGATTTTGCATTCTTATTTGTAGGACATTGGTTGAGAGGTGATTTAGGTGAGGATAGAAAGAATATAGGAATGATGATTAAATCATTTGCAATGGCATTCAAAAACGAAAAAGTTAAGCCAGCATTAATTCTTAAAACATCTTCTGCGGGATTTAGTGTATTAGATAGAGAATCTATTATTAAAAAAATTAAAGAAGTATTGGGAAAAGATTATGGGCAAGTTCCTGTTTATTTATTACATGGGGATTTAAGTGAAGTAGAAATGAATGGATTATATGAACATCCAAAAGTTAAAGCAATGTTGAACTTTACAAAAGGTGAAGGATTTGGTAGACCTTTATTAGAATTCAGTTTGACGGGTAAACCTATTATCGTAAGTGGGTGGAGTGGGCATTTGGATTTCTTAAAAAAAGGAGCGGTTTTATTGGAGGGTGAGTTAAAAGAAGTTCATGCATCGGCAGCAGACCAATTCCTATTAAAAGAAGCAAAATGGTTTAATGTAAATGTTTCTAAAGCATTATCTGTAATTAAAGATGTTTATAAGAATTACGATAAATACAAAGTTGAATCATCTAAGTTGGGAAAACAAAATAAACAGAATTTTAGTTTAGGAAAAATGACAGAATTATTTGATAATATTTTGAATCAATATGGTATTTATAGTAAAGTACAACCTAAGTTCCAACAATTACAATTACCTAAATTGAAGATGCTAAAAAAAGATGAGTAATTTCAATCCATTATATAGAAGATTCATTGATGATGCAAATAAAGTTACTCCTAATCAAATGGTTAGGGGTAATTTTTATATAATCAAAGAGTATCAATATATAGATGGACGTAGGGGAAATTATTCGGAAACAACTGCACCTATAATTTATACATTATTTGTATCTAAGACTAAAGATATAGTTCACGCAATCAAAGTATCGAATGTGAATCCACAATTGATTAAAAAGTTCTTTGGTAAATTTGTAAACGAAGATACGGAATTAACTATTAGAGGCGGAGCTAAAAACTTTTATGAAAAAATAGTTAGTTCAGTACCAATCATATCAAATGATTCATATAGAACTTACAAATTAAGTGGTTTAGGAAAGATTACACATATTAATATGGATAATACTCAATTAGTTCCTAAAAACAAATTACCAAAACCAAAACCACAACCTGCGGCAACATTTAAAAATCAACCAACAAACGATTCAATAGTAAAAGAACAATAGTTATGACATCAAAAGAATTTATCCTTTGGTTAAAAGGATTTTCAGAAGGAGTACATGAATACAATATTACTCCAAAACAATGGGATATTGTAAAAGAAAAATTGGCAGAGGTTAAAGATGAACCAACACCATCTTTTCCAACATTTACACCACATCCCGCGCCAATACAAACATTACCATTTATACAACCATATGACCCATATAACCCATATAAGATAACTTCTGAAACAAATGGTACAACTGGTACAAGATTGACGGTCGCAACTGGTAGTAGTGGAACTATTGTATATAATCCATCAACATCAACTGCATATGGTTATCCAAGTGGTTCTGCGTGGAATTATACAAATAATACATATGTACCATCTGCGGATATGTGGTCGGAACATCAAGCAAGAATGGCGCATTACAAACCATACCAACCATACACAACGGGTGGGGAAGACGAAGTTATAAAAACAGAAGAATAATGAAAATAAGTTACGCAATTACAGTATGTAATGAATTCGATGAAACGATTAAATTACTTACTCAATTATTAAACTACAAAGGAGAAAATTCCGAAATAGTAGTCCTTTTGGATACACCTAAAGCACAACCTGAATTATTAGAGTATTTAGAATTACAGGCAAATGCTGATAAAATCACATTAATTGAATCGGAATTTGATAATGATTTTGCACAATGGAAAAACTTTTTAAATTTACATTGCGCAGGTGAATGGATATTTCAATTAGATGCAGATGAATTATTAGATGAAAATCTTATTGTTAATTTAGAAGATATTTTAGATGCAAATACAGACAAAGATTTAATATTAGTTCCTCGTATAAACATAGTAGATGGTTTAACAGATAAACACATTAAAGAATGGGGTTGGAATGTAAATGAATATGGTTGGGTTAATTTTCCAGATGCTCAAACCCGTATTTACAAAAACAAACCAACTATTGGTTGGAGCGGAAAAGTTCACGAACGAATCGGTGGATTTGAATCATACACAAATTTACCAGGTGATGAAGTATATTGTATCAAACATATTAAAGATATTGCAAGACAAGAAAAACAAAATAACTATTACAATACCTTATAATGGTTCACATATATTATCACATATACGCAATTGAGGGTGTTGATTCTATTATAGATGAACAACTTAAAATGATTGAAACTTATTTTGATATGCCTTTTATTTTAAATGTGGGTATCTCAATTGCAGATGATAATTGCCCAACCGATTCTATTATAAAAAGATTTTATGATTATCATAAACCAAATTACAGAATAAGAGATGTTCGTTCAAAAGGACATGAATTTGTTACTTTGGATTTAATAGAAAAAGATAAAGATAAATTTGATGATTCGGATTATATATTTTATCTTCATACTAAGGGTGCTTCAAAACAAAAAGAAACACAATATTTAAATATAGTAAGTTGGAGACATTTGATGCAATATTTTAACATTGAAAAAATTAAAAATGTATTTAGGATATTTGATAAAACAGATTTTAACACATATGGTGTATTACTAGAAACTGTAAATAATTCAAATCACACAATATATTCTGGAAATTTTTGGTGGATGAAAGGTGAATATGCAAAAACAATAAACATAGAGGGTGTTAAGAAAAATAGATGGAATGCAGAATTACAGTATGTACAAAAAGGTGAAAATTGGAAACCGTATTCAGAATTTAATAAAGATGAAAATGATTCTATGATGCAAAAAAGAAATATTTACGAAATAAATTTTAAAAGAGAAGATTACACTTCTTTAATATAAATTAGTAAAAATGAAAAAGTTACCAATTAGTATAGGAATATTAGCTTGGAATTCTGGACAAGTGTTGGTAGATACTTTAACTACCTATTATGAAAATGGATTACTAGAAATGGTAAACGATGTTACGATTTTGTTTCAAGAAGTAACTCCACAAGATATTCAAATTGCAACTCACTTTGGAATCGATTGTATTGGGTTGCAAGAAAATATCGGCATTGGAAAAGCATTCAAAAGATTAACTGAAAATGCACAAACCGATTATGTTTTAATTTTGGAACACGATTGGAATCTGATTGAAAATAAAGAAACAACATATAATACATTAAAGAAAAGTTATCAGGCAATTGAAAATGGATTGGATGTCGTTCGTTTAAGACATAGAAAAAATCCAGGTAATCCACATTTCTCATTTCAATACAAAGGTAGAGAATTAACCTACTATGATGATTGGCACGAAGTTACATCACCACACCTTTTAGATTCGATTCATTGGTGTGAACCTGATATTGAGTTCCCTGAACAAATTCAGAAAACGGATGATATGTTTCATACTACAT